CAAGGACGTATCTGCCGCGCACATTCTGCAGCAGGGTATGCTTAGTCTTCTTGAGACCGACTACGACTATCTTATGCAGTTAGGGCATGAAGCTACCTTGGAGCAGATAGTTGAGAAGTCAAAACAGAAAGAACAAGACAGCAATAAGCTGATAATTGAAGATGTGTACGATAACATTATCAAGGTAAAGTTCAGCGAGGACAACTGATGCCAGACGAAAAGAAATACAAAGCAGAGCTAATCGCCGCCGTAAACAGCCCACAGCACTACACGCAGGGTAACATGGAGACTATTGATATGATCAAAGAGTCTCTTACAGAGGAAGAGTTTAGCGGATATCTTAAAGGCAACATACTAAAGTATGTATGCCGGTACAAACACAAGGGAATGCCACTAAAAGATTTGATGAAGTCTCAGTGGTATCTAGAGAAATTAGTTAAGGAACAAAAACCAAATGAAGAATAATTATTTTCCAACGGACTACCAAGAGTTTATTCATCTGTCACGTTACGCACGTTGGCTTGGAAGTAGGCGTGAAACTTGGGCAGAGACTGTGGAGCGATACTTTGAGTTCATGCAACACACCATGAAGGACAAGTATGGACACACAATCCCTAACAGAAAAGAACTTGAAGAGGCTGTTCTTAGCCTTCAGGTAATGCCCTCTATGAGAGCTTTGATGACTTCAGGGCTAGCTCTAGAACGTGACAACACTGCTGGCTACAACTGCTCATACATTCCTGTAGACTCACCCCGTGCGTTTGATGAGATACTGTACGTTCTCATGTGCGGAACTGGTGTAGGCTTTTCTGCAGAGAGGCAGTACACCGCAAACTTGCCAACGGTAAACGAACACTTTGAAGAGACTGAAACAACCATCGTTGTACAGGATAGTAAGGCAGGATGGGCTAGGGGCCTCCGTGAGTTGGTTGCGTGTCTCTACGCTGGTCAAGTGCCAAAATGGGACTTATCGCGTCTACGCCCCGCTGGAGCGCGTTTAAAGACGTTTGGCGGTAGATCGTCTGGTCCAGCGCCCCTTGACGACCTTCTTAAATTTACAGTAAATCTGTTTAAAAATGCTGCGGGTAGGCAGCTATCACCGCTAGAATGTCACGACCTTGTGTGCAAAATAGCTAGTGTAATTGTTGTAGGCGGTGTGCGTAGGTCAGCACTAATTTCTCTATCTGATCTTAACTCAAACAGAATGCGAGTTGCTAAATCAGGTGATTGGTTTAGAGACTACCCGCACCGTGGGCTAGCAAATAACTCTGCAGTTTACTCAGAGCGCCCTGACATGAACACGTTCTTAAAAGAGTGGTACTCGTTGTATGAGTCAAAGTCTGGAGAGAGAGGTATTTTTAATCGTGAATCAGCACAAAACAAAGTGGCTAGTATTGGTCGTCGTGATCCTGATCATGAGTTTGGAACTAACCCTTGCTCTGAAATTATTCTACGCCCCTACCAGTTCTGTAACCTCACAGAAGTAGTTGTCAGGGCTGAAGACACAGTAACAAGCCTCACTAAGAAGATCGAGTGGGCCACACAGCTTGGCACCTATCAGTCCTGCCTCACTGACTTCAAGTATCTGAGAAAGATATGGAAGCAGAACACAGAGGAGGAAAGGCTGTTAGGAGTTAGTCTTACAGGCATACTAGATAATGAAATGTTATCGACTAATAACTGTATGCTTACAGACATGTTGGTTGGTTTCAGACAGATAGCCGTCAAGACAAATGAGAAGCTGTCTAAGAACATAGGAATAAACGCCTCTACAGCTATCACTTGTGTAAAGCCATCAGGTACAGTGTCACAGTTAGTCGATAGTGCGTCTGGCATTCACCCCCGGCACAGCGAATACTACATTCGTACTGTGCGTGGTGATAACAAAGACCCGCTGACACAGTTTATGATACAGTCTGGTATTCCTGCAGAACCTGCAATCGGCAATGAAGACAACATGACCGTGTTTTCTTTTCCCGTGCAGTCACCAAAGGGCGCACTGACTCGTGATAGCCTGACCGCAGTGGAGCATCTAGAGTTGTGGAAGACATACGCAGAAAACTGGTGCGAACACAAACCCTCCATCACTATCTCTGTAAAAGAGCATGAGTGGCTTGAGGTCGGTGATTGGGTGTATAAGAACTTTGACCACATCTCTGGTGTATCGTTTCTGCCTCACTCGGATCACACGTACCAACAGGCACCGTACACTGACTGTAGTAAAGAAGAGTATGAGAGTTTAGTAAAGAAGATGCCCGATACGATTAACTGGGAAGGGCTAAAAGAAATTGAGATAGAGGATACCACAACGGGTTCTCAAGAATTAAGCTGCACAGGCGAAGTTTGTGAAGTTGTGGATATAGGTGTATAGCTTTGATAAAAGAAATCCAGATAACTGAGGAGATGCGCCAAAAGGCGGATCACAAAGCTTTCATGCTAGGTGAGTTAAACAACTCTATACTGCGTGGAAACGGTTCTCATTCTGGATATCTTGGGGAGATGATAGTCGTAAGCGTTCTGGGTGGTAAGGCATCAAACACCTTTGATTACGATATTGTTCTTGATGATGGCACAAGAGTTGATGTGAAGACTAAGAGAACTTCATCTCCCCCACTACCCTATTACTCCTGTTCAGTTGCTAAGTTCAATACTAAGCAGGACTGTGATGGTTACGCCTTTGTGAGAATAAAGTATGATTTGTCTGTTGGCTGGTACTTAGGATACATAGGTAAAAAAGACTTTTTCCGTAGAGCCACAGAACATAAGAAGGGAGAACATGACCCTAGTAACGGGTTCGTGTTTAGAGCAGACTGTTACAATCTGCCAATACAAGACTTAGAGAGTTATAATGTCAACTAAACGTGACGCTCTGCTGTACAAGATGTCAGTGTCTCTGACACAGGACGGCAACGTAGCGATTGATTTTGAGGGGCCTCCGTCAAAAAAAGATATAGAAGAAGCGTTTGATGGTTGGAACCCAGACTTTGAAAACACAAAAAAAATAGTCTCGCTGGTGGAATACCTACGAGACTATAGTGATAGACAGTACGAAGATTTAAAAAGCTTTATTTTTTAGGCGGCTCTTTCTTCTCTTTTGGTTTAATTGCTTTCTCATAGTAGACTATGAGTTCTTGCTGTTGTTGTATATACCTTTTTAGTTCCGCCATGTTGAGCGCGAGAGTTTCGTAGTCCCGCACACTCACAGCGTAAAATACTAAGTCGCCATTCTCTTTCTCAAATTTCTTTTTGAAAGTATCAAAGTTCCTGTCTGTAACCACATAGAAATATATGTCGTTCAGGCTAACACTCTTTGGTCTAGCCTGTGCAGGAATCTTTCTTTCTACCTCAATCGTTTTTACTTCTAGGGGCAGAACTTTCTTGAAGCTGCTGCACCCCGTCGCCACTAGGGGGAGGAGCAATAGCACCAGAAATAGCTTCAAAGGACTCGAATAGTTTCTTTGTTCCATTGTTTATCTTCTTCTCTACAAGCTGTGGCTTTTTCAAACTAAGAACTAATAGGTTGTGCTTGCGTAGCTTACCTATTAGCGTGTCTCTGTAATCATTAGCCGCCTGTAGTTTTTTCTGCAGATCGTTGTTCAGTTCTTCAAACTTCTGACGATCCTCAATCATAGCGTTGATAGTATCATCCTGCAGTTGCTTTGCAGTCTCTAGCTTGGCATTGTTCTCAGTGAGCGTCTGTATGCGCTCCTGAGTATCCTTGTAGAAGTAGTATCCGCCGTAGCCAACACCACCAACTAATCCAAGCACGACTATTAGTATGTAGATTTTAATCACTTCTTAGCACTCATGTATGCGGTCATTCCCATGTACGCTCCAACCACACCTGCCTGTCCAATGTAGAAAAGCCCAAACAGATCGGAAAGTGCTTTGATCCTTGCATCGGGAAAGATAGGTAGAAACACCAGCGCAGTGAAGACTATCATGGATACCATAGCTACCCAAGCCATCTTCTTCTGCGCTTCCATCTTTTCTTTTTGTTCTAGAGCTTCCATCACGGCTAGCTCATTATCGCTCACTACGCCATCATTGTCTAAATCTAGAGCGTTGTACTCGCTGTCTGGCTGCAGCTTCTTTTGTTCTCCCATGTGACACCTCTACCGTTTCAATCACGGCCTCTATGTTGTCATGCCAGTGGTTAAGAAATCTATGCACTCTTGGATACTCAGGTACGACATCGTTTAGCTGCCACATAAATTCTTGCAGTATATTGTTGTAGTCTGGCATCCAGTAGTACACCCTCAAAACCACTGGCTGTATTTTTATGATCATTTAAGAATCTGATTTTTAGCCTTTAGAATGTTCATTCCCAGACCATTGATCGTGCTTAGAATGGCCTGTACTTTTTTATTGTCAGATTCGTTGGGCGTGATAGCTGCGAGAATGGAGAAGCCTCCAAACACCGCAAGGGCTAGCACGATGATAGTAATAACTAGTTCCATGTTTATCTCCTAAATCTATCAAGTTCTAGTTGTCTAATTTGTTCACTTGTCTTTTCTTTTTTTTGCATATTTTCGTGGTAGCCAATCGCGTTCAGCACCACCGTAAATACATCCTTGCTATATTTTCTAGCCTCTCCCCCTTCAGTCTCAATGATATCAATTACAGCATCTACCATCTTTGGGTCGCTAAGAATGCGAGACATTGCTTGTGCCTTCTTCTTCCGCAGACTAAGCAAAGCAACCTCTGTAGCCACGTACTTAGGACTAATCACTCCGCGGGATACGCTGTACGCACGGGACAGCAATGACTCTACAGACAGACCTCGTGGAGTCTGTATCTGTATACCAGAGTCCCTAAGCTTTGCTGTAAGATCACGATTAAAGATAGACATAGCATCAGCCATACGATCAATACTTTTGAAAGTATCAGCACCAACAATATTTTTTATGTTGTTTGACACGCTGGGGTCTTTTACAAAGTTTAGGAAAGCTTGATGATCAAAGTCACGGGCGTACTGTCCCGGCCTAATCTCTCTCATGTCTCCATACGTAGCCCTTGCCAGCGATTCAACCGTAAGATCAGAGAATAGCTTCTTAGCCTCTGCCTCAGTCTTGTTCATACTCTTAGCTATCTGAGGCAGTAGGGTATCGAACCTTTGCTGGCCCTGCGGGTCAGTGATAAAGAACTGCAAGAACCTGTCGTAGTTTCGCACGTCCCGCGCACCCTCTTGTGTGGGGGTATTTCTCAAAACTTCTTTCAAGAAGTTCTCACGCAGATTAAAGTCATTCCTGACAGAAGTGGCTGCACGTTTAGCTGAAGCCTCTACATCTTTTTGTGCTTTTTTGAGTAAATCAGTCCCGCCAAAGAAGTTATCAACGGCGAGGTTGTACTGTACAACACGGTCCTTATCTATTAGCCCTTCTCTCTCAAGAGCATCTAGAGCAGGGCTAGACAGCTTTGAACCAGTTATGCCTTGAGCTTTTTGTAATGCTCGGCCTTGTGATATCTTAGAAAGATCGCCAAGAGGAGCTTCACCTGCTACATCTGCAACAGCCTCTCTAGCACCGCGAACAGTTTTGAGATCGTTTATGTGTCGAGCAAGAAGATCATTCATTATATTTTTTACAATCTTCTTACCTTTGCTGCTGAGAACATACTCGCCCGTGTCTGAGTAATACCCACCAAAAGTTTTCTTTACCTGATCAACTATGTCTGCACCAAACTGGATGTCTCCGTTCATGATCTTCTTCATGTCAAGCCACTTAACAGGGGCTTCTGAAGTTGCAGGGTTATCAACCTTAAATCCAAGAGCGTTGCCAGATCGGTCCCTGTAGCGTCTAACTACATTATTTAGCCAGTACTCTTTCGCCTCTCTTAGCCTACCCGATAGCTCTGGGAAGCCACTCTCATCCACCGTCTCTACGACGCTTTCAGCTAACTCAGCCATACGAGAAGCGTTTGCTCTCTCTTTTCCATACAGGTTTCTAGAAGCTTTTGAGAAGCCAGAAGATAGTTTTTGAATGTCAGTCATGCCTACTTTGATAGAGAGTTCCGGCAGGTCTTCTACATCAGCGATCTCTCTCATAATCATAAACACATCAAAGTCAGACAGCCTTTCTCCCACATTAGCGTATTCACTTTGAAAGAAAGCTCGCACATCGTAATAGCTTATTCCTCTTTCTGCATCATAAGGAAACTCTGTCTCATCCATAGCCCCTTGTATAACGTCTTTTAGCCTTGTATTCTCTTCAAGAGCTTTTTGTGCAGTAACTTTACCCTCTACATTTGAGAAACCTTCAAGAGTGCCAGCGTTTGATAGCCGCCTGTTACCAAGCCTCTGCAGAAGCTTTGATGAACCAGTGTAAGGAATTACGTTAGTGTAGGCGTCATCGCCGTAGAGATCACGCAGCCAATTTGTAATGTCAACCTCTACACCTGCATTATCTAAATCTGAAAAGCGTTTGCTAGACTTTGCCAGTATGTCCGCTCTTCTATGCCTAGCGTAAGCAGCTAAAGTATCACCTGCAGCTTCAGCGTTGGTCTGATACTGTTCCGGTTCAAGAAAACTATTTAAGAACTTTACAAGATCAGTTTCTACTTCTTCTACAGTTCTTTCAGTTTGTCTTAAAACTTCTGTCCCTGCCTCTTGAAGCGTTGCAACACCGCCCGTCTCAGGCTGTCTCAAACCAGCAAGACCGGGATCAGTGCCATATACATCTTTATTCAGATAATCAGACTTTAGTATAGCTTCAATAATTCCATCCAAAGCTTCTTTATCTTCAACATTCTGCACAACAGCCGGATTAGATACTCTGTCCAGTAACTCTTGAACAAAGCCATCTACTTCATTCTTACTACGGCTAATTGAGTCAGTCTGTTCTGCAGCCGCGTTACGCATCACAGCTACAAACGCATTGAACTTATCATTCTGCACACCAGCTTGATCTGCTGCTCCTGCTAGGTTATCTAGCAAACCACGGAACTCACTTAGCTGCTGATTAATTTGATCTTCATTTTTGAGAAGAACCTCTAGCTCTTTATCAATCTTGCCTATGCCTTTTGACAGGTCAAGCTTATACGTAGAGATGGTGTTCTTCATCATCATCAGAGGTATTAGCCCTGTAGCCTTACCCATCGTAGTCTCAAGAACTTCAGGGTCTACACCCGCATCTACCAGATCATTCCTGACTTCTCCAAAGAACTTTAGCTGCCTGTAAACATTCTCTCTAGCCTCTACTGGCAGGGAGCGAATAAAGAAACCAAAGTCTTTGAGGGCTTGCTGATCTTTCTTGGGCAGGTCGCTCAGTCCTGTGATAAATCCTTTCTGAGCAAGCTCACGAACTTGATCATCACTCAAGGCACCGATACTGCTACCAAGCCCAGTTATGAGTGATCCTGCACCTCTAGCCGTGCCAGAGGCTACGTCATACAGTTTGCTAAAGCCAACCACAGAGAAGATACCGCCACCGAGTGCGCCAAACAATGCTCCATACTCTTCACCAAAAACATTACCTGCAATGATAGAGCCAGTTATTGCCCCTGCCTCTGTAATCGGTATTTCAATAAGCTCTTTTGGTATGGTGTTTACACGCTCAGATCGGGCTAGTCGTAGTGCAGCCTCTTCTCTGGCTAGCAGGTCTTTGTCGCCTTTGGTTCTAGCAGTGCGAACTTTATTTCTTGCAGCTTCAATTTTTCTATTAGCCTCAACAAAACGAGTAGGCATTTGTTTGAGACGCACGTTAGCTGCTACACGCCTGCCGTACAGTGTTTTGCGAATACCGCCTAGCTTCAGCGCGTTGGCTATAGGAAATACAGCATCATCCATCATTTTGAGAGTAACGTCTCTGATCTCGTCTTCAGATGCTTTTAGTACAGACTTTCCTAGATTATCCTCAAACTCCTTAATTAACTTTTTACTGCCCCTTGAGAAGAACTTTACACCCGCTGCAGTGACGCCTACAAACTCAGGAATGGCACGAACCACCTGTTCTGTAACGGTAGCCTCTGGACGCCAATACCCTGTAATCTCATCTGCCTCTCGCTCACTAATAGTGCCGACCTGACCAGCAAGACGATCAACAACGCCTTTTACAAACTCCCCTTCGTTTTTTAACTCAGGAGAGTCTTCAAACACTTTGTAAGTTGTAGCAAGCGCAGCACCAGCCATGCTTCTGCCTTCTTTTTCACGAAGCCTGTCGTAATAGTCCTCATACTTTTTTGAATCGTACAGAGTTTGCTTCTTAGTTAAAAGAGACTCACCAAGAATGTCTGTCTGTTGATTAACGTCTGTTACCCTGTCTATACCTACTCGTAAGGTGTTAGCTACACCTACAATGTTATCTACAAAAAATTTACCGATTGAAAAACCAGTACGGGCTAATCCTAGAGTATCTTCCTCACCCGGAAGTCTTTCAATGGCACGTTCAATGTCTGTAGCCCTTTGAGTTAGCTGATCAACGTCCGTTATTTGCGGAGGACCACCAGTTTCTGCAGCCTGTCCCTGATAAGCGCGTAGAAGCCCTGCAGCTATGTCGCCCACATCTTCCGTGTCTTCGCTGATGGTTCTAGCTTCAACAGTGGATCGAAGGTCTTGAGACAGATCAATTGGCTTAGGAGCTAGCGTTTGCTCTTCTGTATCGTCACTTAATGAAATTTCTACCATGCTTACCTTCCGGGTGGCCGATTACGTTTAGGCTGTTGCCGTACTTCAAACAGTTTAAGTATAGCGTCTTCTGTAGTTGCACCTGTTCTGCTTTCTCCACTAGGTTTTCGTCCAACAGTGGCTAGTGTAGAGTCTGCTGCAGGAGCCTGTTCAATGGTTTTAAAAGAAGGCTTTCCTTGTGAATCTACAGACCAACGAATAGGAACGATTGTTCCAGACTGACCATCAAAGATACGATTTCTTCCGCTCTCTTCTAGCTCTCTAGATACTCTTTGGATAACTTCTGGATTACCAGTTTCAACCGCATTTTTCCATTTTTGTGAGTCATCTTTATTTAACACGTAACGGCCTGCCCTTAATTCAGGTTCAGAGTTTCCAACGAGGTTTGTTATTTGATCCCTATACACCTCTGCTTTATAGTTTGGAGAGTTAAGGTTGCTTAAATCACTAATAATGCTAGTTATAGACCCACCTTCTCTTTTATTTGGAAACTGAGCATTGAGGTCTTTTACTGTTTGTTCTAGATTATTAAGATTATAATTGGTAAATCTTGCACTGTTATCCAGCTTCTTTATAGTACGGTAGTATTCTGCATTATCGGTTTCTTTTACAAGAGAAAATAGTTTTCCTCTTTCAATTGTTTTATCTACCATACCCATTATAAATTTTAGCTTGCCCTGCTTCTGCTGAACGCTCAAAAGATTACCACCAAACAAATCAAGAGCGCGAGTAACGTCCGTATCTGAAATTGTACGGCCACCCGTTCCGCCTTGTAGAATTGATGTTAGCTGATACGCTAGCGCAGTTTCAAGCATCTTAATTTCGGCAGCGGCTAGAGCCTCTTTGTTATTACCTCGTCTAGCTGCGTCTAGCTCTTTTGTAACTTTTTCAAATTTAGCCCTAACACCTTCTTTATAGCTGCCTATACGCCCCTCTGCGGGGGGTCTGGCAAGAGCGTTGGCAACGATGTTTATAGAATCTCTGATAAGTGCCTCTCCACCTGTAATTCCAGAAAGGAGGGATGTTGTAAATCTTGACCCTGTGCCTGTTTCTCCAACCTTTTCTTGCAATCTCATCAAGTTTCTTTTTGCAGCTTGAGCAAGAGGTAGAGCTTCCACCACACTTTCTCGCTCTTTTTTTGCAGTGCTATCTGTTGCTAAAATTTCAACTAATCTGCTTGGCGTAGTTCCAAAACCGCTGTTTGTATCTCCTGCTGATTTATTTGCGTAGGTATCTACAAGAAGAAAATAGTCCTCAGTCTTTCTTCCCTGCTCATCTACAAAACCGTGCATAGGATTATTAATCCAATCCATAGCCGCCTTCGTTTCTTCCTCAGAAGCCTGACCTGTAGTCGATATAAACTTTACAAAGGGGCTAGAGGCAGCACTCCAAAACTTGTTGTTGCCTTGGTATGAACCTTGACCCTTATCATAGTTTCTATTGCCAAGCCTTCTAGTAGCACTGGCAACTTTTTCAGGCATGTTTGTGCCTTTCAAACCGCCCAAAGTTGTTCTGTCTAAAGTCTGAACTACAGGTGAAACCCACTCTCCGTCAGGAACATATTTTACTTCACCCCCAGATTTTATCTGGGCAGCAGCACCTGATGGTGCTTGTGGTATATCTACTCCCATGTCTTCTAGAGCTTGAATATCACGGAGAAGTAAAGGATTATTTCTAAGAGCAGGCCTAAAAAGAACACTTAACTGAGCCATTCGTGGCGCTCTTTTTGACACAGGACTAACTCTTTCATAAAAATCAGTCATGGTTTTAGCCGCCATAACTGCCCTAGCTAGCTGCGCCTCAAGAAGAGGAGCCAGAGTCGCGTCTTTTTTAGCCGCTGCATATGCTTCAGGGTTTTGGGCTAAGTAAGTTATTGTAGACGTAACACCTTCAGCGCCTTTCATCTTTGGTATTTTTAAATCACCGATATTGATAAAGTTCTTAGTATCTGACGCACCCGCACGAATCCTAGCCGCTTCTTTGGTTGCGTCTGCAGATATACGTCCAGCTTCAAGTTTAGTCTCTCTCTGAAACTCAAGCTCTTTCAGACGCTGTGCTGCAGCATCTTCACGTTCTGCTTCTGCAGCTTTTTCTGCACGATACCTATCAATGTTCTTATCAACTGCTTGCAACGCACCTGTTGCAAATGACATAAAGGGCGATACCATTAGACCATCTCCTCTTCTTCCATTTCCATAAAGCTAGCATCCTTCTCCATAGGAGGAGCCTCTGCACCCTGTTCTTCAGGCATCTCTTCGTCCTCTTCCAACAAAAGATCAGTTGCATACATAATTTTCTCGTACATGTCTGGCCTGTTTTCTTCCATGATAGACATGACTTTCTCTTCAGGTATCATGCCCTCTTCTTTTGCAAGTTCAGGATCTTTGTTGAAGATAGTTGCAGGTATGCCGTTCTCTAGGGCTAGCCCCATGAAGTGCATGGCAATCGGCATCTTCAGTAGCTCTGACATGTCAGGACTCCAATAGCCCTCTGTAAAACCTGTAAAGGTAATTGTATTTGTAATAGCCTCAATAGGCACACCACTAAGCATGAGCCGCAAGAAGTTCTCTTCTACCTCTGGCTGCTCAACACGGCTAACCACCCACGCCATAGCTTCTTCAGGCACAGTGTACTCCGCAGGTTTTTCCCACGCCCACTTTTGTGGCTCTGAGGTTAGCGAGTGGCCGGGAGGAGGCGCGTTGAACCTGTCAATGGCATCAATACTGCCTTCCTGTGGGCGCAGTGCTTCCTCTATCTTGGGGTCGCGGTAGTATGGATCGGGATTTAATGCCATTATATTTCCTCTATGCTGTTCTCGGAATGGCTAACTGTCTTAGCCGTGTGCCGGGAAGGGCCTGTTTAGTTCCTTTAGGGCTAGTAGCGCCGGATATCATATCGGCTAAATCGTTTGTGCTGGTTACAGTGCCAGCCCTAGCCATCTGGTTGGCAATGGCTCTGGCTGCAGACTGCGCTCTGTTAGACTGAGAGATAGCTGCTTGTACTGCACGTTCACCGCTGGTGGCCTGTCTAGCCCTAGATGTTCTACCTGCCTGTGACGTTGGCGCACGGGCTGATGTAGGAAGTCCGGGGCCTACTCTGCCTCTGCCCTGTGCCTGCGCTTGTTTACCGCCGCCTCTGTTAGCCGCCTTTGCAAACGCGCTGATTGCTTTAGCCGTTTCTGGGCCTACGCCAAGAGTGTCAAAAAGAAAATCTTGCGCCTGTTTGGCTAAAGAGCGTTCACCTTTATAGTCTGGGCTACCTTCGTATGGAGAGTATTCTCCCTGACCTGCGTAAGCAACGCCCTCAATATTACTTCTATCATAAGCTGATATGTTTCCTTCAAAAGGTTGTTCACGAAGGTAGTCATCATCTGAAAACCTACCCGCTGCTTCATCATCTCCCATGCCAAAAAACCCTGAGAAACTAGTGTCAGCGGCTCCAAAAATACTACTGTCTTCCATATAATCAAAGTCGTAATCACTATAACTTGACGTAAAATCCGTAGGGGGATAGTAAGTATCAAATATTCCAGCTAAACTCATTTTATTCTGCTCCCAATATACCAAACACGCCGTTGATCACGGTACTACCAAGCGCACTAAAGAACTGGTTCTCACGTTCTACTTCATACTGTTCTGCATTGAAGTCCTGTGTCTGAGATAGAATAGCTGCATTGTGCGCTCTCTGTGCAGCGTTCTCAGATATCTCAACCATCCACTGAGCTTCATCTCTATATCTCTGCCACAGTTTATCCAACGATGCTTGATTAACTCCTAGCAAGTTCATTGCATTGAGTCGGTTAGTTTCATTCTGACCCGCCGTGTTAGCTGTATTTATGTTTCTACGCCATACTGCGTTGGACTGCTGAATCAGGTTCTCATTAGAAATGTTGAACCGCTCTCTAGCATCGTTAATCTTTGTAAAGTAACGTGCGGCTGCGTTAGTCTGGTCAGCGTTAAACTGCTCCATGGCTGCCATACGGCTAGCATTAGCGTTGGCTACCTGCGTCTCTAGCTCAGTAAAGAACTGATCCACCTGTAGTTGAGACTTTGCGTTAAACTGTCTAGCTGCATTCTCCTGCGCCTGATCAGTAAACAACTTCTGAAACTTAGACTGCAGATCAATTGTTTTTAGTTGTTGTTCATTGTTTAAGTTCTGCGTGTCCATCTGCAGAAAAGCACGGGCATTGTTTACAGCAGCTTGCATAGCTGAACTAAGATTAGCCCTGTCCATAGCAGCGTATGTAGCTGCATTTTGCAGAGTAGCTTGCTGTTGGTTGTTGAGGTTCTGTAACTGAATGGTGGCATACTTGTTTGCATCTTGCTGTGCAATCGGTATACCTGACTCCATGATTGCTTGGCTAATGGCTGCAGCGGCCATAGAGGACCGTCCTAGTCCTCTTTGTGCCATCATGCCGCCTACCTGCCTGACTGCGGGTGCTGCCCATGCAGGAGGTGGCTTGCCCTCTTCAAACGACTTGAAGAGTTCGCCCATCTGGAACTTGAGCGTAGCCTTCTCGTCTAGCTCTGCGGTTGCCCCCTGTGCAATTGACTCTTCAGATACTGCACCTTCGATGTCACCTATGAGTGACTGTGCAGATACTTGGCCTTGGGCTGCAGCAAACTCTGGAGTATCCTCAGATACAAACGACTGATAAGTAGCTGCCGCTGTGCGTGGAGGTGTGGGTAACTCCAGCCCAGTTACAGAGGCTTCTTTAACAGGTTCTGTTACAGGTGCAGCTACCTGTGTAGGAGTAAATAGTTCACTCTCCTGAACTTGCTGTTCCTGAAAAGGCACAACCGTTCCTGTAGGCAACGCAGGAGTCGCGGCTGTATCAAGGTCCGCTTGCTCTGTAACCTCAGTTAAAAGGTTAGCCGTTGCCTCTGGTGGAGTGAACTGACCCGCCTGTAGCTCGTCAGCAGTCTGAGTCTCCTCAGTTTGATTTTCCTCTGCCATGTTTTATTCCTTGTTTGTGAACAAATCCTCGGCCTGTTCTTTATTTTCGTACTCAGCTAGCTTCTCACTAACAGTGACTAACTTTGCTTCTAGCTCTGCACACTTAGTCATTGCAACGTCACGCTGACGTACCAGCACCTTCATTAGATTTTCTGTAATATTAAGTTCCATCTCGCTTGCTTTTCCTTTCTTTAATCATGGCCCAGAGCCTAAAGGCTAAAAGCACAGAGCCACCAACTAACATAAATAGTTGAAGGCCCTGCTCTACCCATTGCAACCAAAGCGG